CCGGTTCCGGCTTGACCACCTCGAAGTTGAACTGCGGCACCCGGTTGCCGAACGGCGTCAGGTCGAGATCCTCGATCAACACGTAGGCGATCCCGCGATACGCCGGCGCCCGGCCCAACCCCTCGACCGCCTCGATCTCGGGGTCCGGCAGCTGATCCTCGCGCCCCGTGTAGACCCGCATCTGGATCTCGTCGGGCGCGATCTCGGTCCCGTCGGCCCAGACCCGGCCGACCCGCGCGATCTCGCCCTCGCAGAGCGCGATCGCCACGCTCACAGAGTAGGCGTAGCGCGTCACCGTCGGCCGCGACGGCGCCCCCTTGCCGCCGCCGGTCGTCTCCGCGCGCTCCTCGAACCGCGACGCCCAGATCACCTGTCCCCCGATCCGCATCCGCCCGAAGACCCGCGGCACCGCAGTCCCCTCGCTCGCACTGTTGAGCCGGAACCGCTCGATCCGGCCGGTTTCCACCGCCGGGGCGCCCGCCCCGAGCAGGCGCTGATCGACCACGTTACCGATCGTCGCGCCCATGGCCCGGCCGATCACTGCCGAGGAAAGCCCCAGGATGCTCCCGCCGATCGCCCCGCCGACCGCCGCGCCCGCCGCGGACAATACCAGTGTCGCCATCAGTCCCTCCGTTCGGGAAATGCGAACGCCGCCACGAGACGCCGCCGCCAGGGCGCCGACAGGCTCGTTTCGACGACGCCGTGCCCGCTGTAGGCATGGATGAAGGTCGGCCGCGCCCCGCCCTCCGCCAGAATGCCCAGATGCTTCGCCACCGCGCCCTGCCGCATCCGCAAGAGCAGGACATCGCCCGGCACCGCCTGCTCACGACCGCGCGGCAACAGATATGCCTGTGCCGCCGCCCAGAGCGCCTCCTCGCCGCGGACCTCGCTCCAGTCGGGCGTGTAGGGCGGCGGGGAGACGGGCTCGTGCCCGAGAAGCTCCCGCCACACCCCGCGCACGAGCCCGAGGCAATCCGCTCCCGCGCCCCGGCACGACGCCTGATGGCGATACGGGGTTCCGATCCACGCCCGGGCGATCTCCACCACGCTCACCGCGTCAGGCTCCCGCCGTCGTTCACCGCCTGTCGCGTCGGATGGGCCATCTGCCAGTCCTCACCCGGAACATGAGGAAACCCACGGAAGTTGATGAAATTACCGAACTTGACCCGGCATGTCTCGGAGCGCTTGTCGCATCCCGCCTCGATGCGAAGGACGTCGCCCGGCACCACCGCCGCCCGCACCTCTTCCCAGAACTCGATCTCGCGCCCCTCCGCTGTCACCCGGTCGGTCTTCACCACGCCCACCAGCCCGTCCGCCGCCCCGCTCAGGAACCGCGCGCGCCCCCGCTCGAACCAGCGGGCCTCGAACGCCTCGGGCGGCAGCACGACCAGCGTCCGTGCATTGACCGTCGCAAGCACCTGCGCCTCGATCGACATCCCCGGCGCATCGAGGTCGACCGTGCACCGCTTGTCCCCCAGCACCGCTGAACACGGCCCCTGGTAGACCAGCCCCTGCGGCTCGTTCAGAACCTCTGACAGCCCGCGCAACTCCGCGCGGAAGCTCCCGCCCGACCGCTCGATCTCGCCGAGCGATCCCCGGAACTGGAGCACCCGCTCCGAGACGTCGGCCCAGTTGACCAGCCACGCCTCCACCGCCGCCCCGTCGAAGCGCCCCGCCTCGATGTCCGCCTCGCGGACCGCCGCGTCGCTCAGCACACCCAGAACCTCGGTGTTGTCGACCGAAAGCCCCGTCCGCTGCTCCACCGCCCGCGCGGAAAGCCCGGTATCGGCCCGGTAGACCTGCCCCCCGAACGTCAGATCCCGATCGTGGTCGGTGAACCCGTAGGCGACCCCGTCGGCCCGGATGAGGCCCCAGCACCGGCAGACCGTCGTCGAACCGGTGGCGAGATGCGCGGCCAGCGCCGCCGCGCCTCTCATGCCCGCACCTCGACGACCGGCACCGACGGCATGTCGCCGGCCTGAAAGCCCGCCACCGACGTCTGGATGAGATCCGCGTCGAACCGCACCGGCACGTCGAACTCGAAGCCGGCCGTCACCTCGACCCCCACGTCAGGCGGCGTCGCGAACCTCACGACGCCGGTCGCCGCGTCGACTGTGTAGTGCACCGTCTCGATCTGCGGGTCGCCCTGCACGCCGATCGCGATGGTTCCCGGCACCGGCTTCAGGATCGGCCGCACGTAGTCCGCGATCCCCGACCGGTAGGTCTTGGACAACCCGAACGCCGCGGTCTCGCCGTCGCCTGTTCCGATGACCTGATCGTCGAAGGCCACCGTCCCCGACGGCAGGCAAGACTTGTAATCCCCCCAATCCTTCCACCGGAACCCGTGCAGCCGCCCGCGCCGCGCCTCGAAGAACGCCACCAGCGCCTCGATGTCGTCGAGAGAGCGCATGCCCGCCCCCGCATCGTAGTGTCGCCGCGAATCGGCCCAGGGCGTGTTGCGCTCCTCGAACCCGTTGGCGAGCGTCACCACCTCGGTCCGCCGCTCCGGCCCGCCGATCGAGCCGAAGCTCAGGTTCGCGGGAAATCGCACCTCGTGAAACGCCATGTCCACTCCTCAGAGATTGCGCCGTCCGCGCGCCATCACGCGGGTGACCTGCGCCGCTATCTGGCTCTGCGACCGCTGGAAGCCCTCGACATCGGGTGTCGAGATGTTCATCACCACGCTGACGGGCCGCCCGCCGCCCTCGCTCCGCACGCCCAGCCGCCCGTCCGCGCCGCGCGCCAGCGGCATGATCGCCTCCGGCCCCGCCTCGCCCATGAGCCCCCGGCCGCCCCGCATCGGGAAGCTGACCGGGCCCGAGACGATCCCGCCCGTGGCAAACGGCATCACCCGCCCCTGTGCGAAGCTGCCGCCGCTCTCAAAGCCCGCCGCCGCGCTCACCAGCCCCTCGATGCCGCCGGCGAAGAGCTTGCCGAAATGGCCCGTCACGGGCCGGATCGCCGCCGAATAGGCCGCGTTCGCCATCGACTGCGCGACGCCCTTCAGGGCGTCCGACAGCTTCATCCCGTCGAACACCAGCCCGTCGAACGACCGCCTCAGCCCCGAGCTGATCCCGCGCGACAAGATGCCAACCTCGCGCCCGGTGTCCGCGATGGTCGACCGCATCCGCACCATCTCGGCGTCGAAGGCCGTCGCCATCGCCGACGCGCCGCCCAGCGACCGCTCCAGCGCCGCCACCTGGTCGTCGAGCGTGTCGATCCCGTCCACGTCATCCATCGTCCGTCTCCCGTCTGTCCGGAAAGGCCGCCGCCAGTTCGTCGAGCCGCGCCCGCGTCAAGGGCGGCGCCCCCGCGCCATGTCCCAGGAGGAACGCGAATTCCCCCGGCGTCAGCCGCCAGAAGTCCTCGGGCCGGAGCCCCAGCCCCCGCAGTCCCGCCCGCATCAGGGCGGGCCAATCGAAGGCACTCATGCCCCCGGCACCGCGAACGCCCGCGCGAGCAAGGTCCCTGCCACCCGCGCCGCCTCGACCGGCCCGCCCTCGATCTCGGCGCCCAGAAGATCCCGCGCCGAGCCGCGCCAGCCCCCGCCGCGCAATCCCGCGACGACGAGCGCCAGCACGTCCCGTGTCGAAAACCGGCCTGCCTCGAACCGTTCGACCAGCTCCACCAGCGTCCCCGCGTCCAGCTCCGCCTCGAGTTCCGCCAGCGCGCCGAGCGTGAGCTTAAGCGCGTGCCGCTCCCCGTCGAGCACCAGCCCGACCTCGCCCGCCCAGGGGTTCGCCATCAGAGCGCCGTGAAGCCGAGTTGGCCCGCCGAGGACAGCGACAGCTCGTAGGTCGCCTCGCCGTTGTGGCTCCCCGCGTATTCCACCGAGGTCACCTGGAACGGCCCCTCGACGATCCCGAAACCGGGGATGATCACCTGGAAGTCCGGCGTCTCCCCGTCAAAGAAGATCTGCCGCGCGCGCTCGTCGGTCGAGGCGTCCTTGAATACCCCGCTGCCCGAGATGTTGGCCGATTTCACGCCAGCCCCACCCAGGAGCTCGCGCCAGCCGCCCGCGCTCTCGAGGCTCGTCACGTCCACGCTTTCCGCGTTGAAGCTCACCCGCGTCGCGCGCAGCCCCGCGATGGTCTCGAACTGGCCGCCGCCGGTCAGGTCGAGCTTGATCAGAAGGTCTTTCCCAGCCTGGGCACCCATGTCCGTCTCTCCGTTTTCAGATGTCGTCGTCCACGCGCGCCCGGAACGTCAGGTCGATCCGCCGCACATCGCCCGCCCGGACCCGCCGTGCGCGGGCCGAGAGGAATTCCATCGCCACCAGACGCCCGCGTCCCAGCGTCGGCCCCGCGCCCAGAAGCGCGTCCGACACCGCCGCAGCGGCGTTCTTCGCCGTCTGGAACCCGGCCGCGTCGGTCACCACGCTCACCACGAAGCGATGCTCCGCGCCGCGTCCCGTCTTGTCCGACCGGTCGCGCACATCTTCCGGCCCGAGGCTCACGTAGGTGCCCGGCACCGGCCCGGCCGGGACTACGTCGTAGATCGCGGACCCCACCAGCGCGCCCAGCGCCGGATCCCCGGTCAGCCGCTGGTAGATCGCCGCCTGAAGCGCCGCCGCAACGCCGTAGCTCATGCCGCCACCTCCTCGCGCGCGAAGCAGACGAGGTAGGTGCCCGCCTCTTCGTCCTCGGTCACCGCCTGGATGCGGAACACCCGCTCCCCATCCCTGAACCGCTGTTCCGGCTTCGGCCGCGACGGCGCGCCTACCGGCGCCGCGCGCACCGTGATCCGGTAGGGCACCGTCGAAAGCGTCGCTAATTCCGCCGCCTTTTCGCGGCCCGTGCCCGCCTTCACATGCGCCCAGAGCGCGCCCAGCGGGATCCACGTCTCCTCGAAGCCCCCGGCGCCGTCCGGCACGGTCTGCGCATCCTCGAGCACCAGCCTCCGGTTGAGCCGCACCATCAGCGGAGCCCTCCGAAGAGGCGCACGTTGCGATACCGCTCGATCAGGGCCGCAACGCCCCCCGGCAGTCCGTCCGACACCGCCATGTCGTGCCGGTGCTCGTAGTAATGCGCGGCCAGACGCAGCACGGCCTGGCCGAGATCGGCGGGCACATCCGTCCACGCCGGCCCGAACCCGCCGTCGAAGGCGATCTCGGCCGACCCGCTCACCGGGATCGTCGGAAGCACCAGCCCAGACGCCACCAGCGCCGGCCGGTGAAGATCGCGCTCCAGCCGGTACCGCTCGATCGCGACCTCGGCCTCGACGCCGGTCCGGTCCCGGATCGCAAAGCCCGTCACCGCGGTCACCGGCGCCACGGGCAGGACCTGCCGCCCCAGATCGCGCCAGGCGGTCACCGACCAGCCGAAGCTCCGCGACAGCAGCGTCTTGCCCGTCCGTCCCTCGATCGCGCCGAGCGCCCCGCGCAGACAGCTCTCCAGCACCGCGTCCTGCAGATCGTCGTCGGCAAACCCGGTGCCCAGCCGCAGGTGATCCCTGAGTGGCTGGACCGGGAGCGCCGCCGCCGGCACGGTGGTCTGCTCCGTTAACATCATGGCTTTTCTCCGAAACTCCCGCCCCTCCGGGCTCAGGTGATGGGCGCGCGCCCCCGCATTGCTCGGACGGAGGGGGAGCAGCTAGACAACACGGGTCGAAAACCGGCGCGCACCCACCGACCCGACCGGAGCACGCCCCGGCCCGGCCACTCCCGGCCCCTTACGAGACCGAGAATTTCAGGAGCTTGATCGCCGCGAAGTCGCTCACGTCGCCGCCCACG